CACCAAAGGAGTCAGCCAACTGATCGACGATTGCATCAATGCCCTGTTGCTCTTCGTACCGAGGCTGAGGCTGGCGTGGTGCTGGAGCAGAGTTGTATCTGTTGACCTTGTCCATCTCCTGCCTGCTGGGGCGTGGTGCTGACTTGGACTGGAACCCACAGTTGGCCAAGCCCCTACCAATTGCCGAGGTATCTGCGTTCTCGACGTGCGCGGTCTTATTGACTGGGCTTGAGCCACGCACTTCTTCTGCGTATCCAGTAGCAACTGGGCGATCATCCTCACGGTTGAAATAAATCTCAGCCTTGATGACCACCTTGTTGTCGTCGTAGTGAACCATGCTGGTAAGGATGCGACCCTCGGGGTGCGCCTCCCAGAACTTGACCAGTCTTTCCTCGACTGTCTCGTAACTATCCAGATTGAATCCCATCACTTGCTCCTTTTTGTTTTCATTGTTCTGTATTGACTACGCTTCTTGAACTTCGCAACCAATGCTGGGTGCGCTTCGGTCAGTGCCTTGGTGTCTACGGTCTCACGGCTGTAGGTCTTCCATGAAACTATCTCCGCTCCGTTGAATGTTCCAACCTCACAGTCCTTGAGCATCTCACCGATCTGTGCCTGCAACTCGTTCTCTTGCTTCTCTAGTTCCTTGATTGCATCCTTGAGGTCTATGAGTTGCATGACTGCATCCATCCCTTCATCGCCAATCTCCACCCTCGATGGCGTGGATTGTGGATACATCTTGTTGACCATCTCGTAAGAAGCAACCGCACCCTCTGGCATCATGCCTGCGTCGATGGACTCCAGGAACTGAGCCACGGCACTCTCATGTGCCTGCTTCTCGTCGGAGGTTACAACCTGGGTGTAGCGGTGCATGTCGAGATCGCCGTCAAAGATGATCCACTCGACCTGGTCGTGACCAGTGCACATGGCCTGCTGTACGCCCTGCCAGTACCAGTGATCTGGCAGTTCTCCCGTCCATCGCTTGCGGGTGGACTTGACTTCGTATGGCTTGCCCTCTGGATCAATGGCATCCAGGGTGGCGATGAGCCTGCAGTTGCCACGTTCGTAGCCATACATGATGTCCGGAGTCTGTAGAGGAACTTCGGTTTCGCTAATCCACTGCACGAGCATTGGCTCCATGCGATTGCCACGCTCCATGTCCTTGGTGGGTGGAAGCGGTGCGGGTGGATTGTCAGCCAGCAACTCAGCCGCCAGTTCGGCAGATGATGTGTACGGGTGCTCGTTGTGCACAGCCGCCGCTACCGAGGCAGAGATAAGTTTCTTGCCGTCTTTGTTTTCCCAGCGCACACGCAACCATTCTTGGCTACCGTGTTCTGGCTTGTTGATTGTGTAGTGCATGACCCTCCAGTCGTTGTGATACGACTGTATCACGGATAGTGCTGTGGAGCAACCTTCTCTTCAAGAAAATCTGGCTGGTCAAGAACAACAGTCTTGATAATCATTTCGTTCGGTATGTGCACGGGCATGCCAGTTGTTTCCAGGTTTGGAACTTCATCCGGGAAGTAAGAGTTGACAAGTGTGACGTATCCACTCAGACACTCAGGCCACAGCCAGCCAACGGTAACCACCGTCGCTTCCGTGGGCTTGTAGGTTTCTACGTCAGTCCACCCGTTGTCACCGTCAAAGGCATCCCGCCAGTGGATTGCAACAAGTGGCCAATTGCACTTGGCCATAACGCCTCAGTCTAGCCAGACCGTATACTCGGCTGTTACCCTACCCTTGTCTGGGTCTACGAAGTGCAGGCGCTGACTGGGTTTTCCAACAGCGGCAACGAACACCCTGGCATACTCGTTGTGTGACTCAGGGCTACCGGAGACAAACACGCGCCCACCATTGGCGAGCGTCAGGCTCATCGGGGTATGGAAGTGACCCATGTACACATCATGAAAATCCTCCACCACCCCTGTGGCCCAAGCGTTGCACTTGCGGAGGATACCGAAGGCGGGCACGTTGCCACCGTACGAATTCACCTCATCTCCGTGAACAAGCAGGGCCCTGTAATTGCCGACCCTAACGATCTGATGCCAGTCCGCTGACATCTGCCAGGTCACGCCCTTGATACCAGCGGTGCGCTCGCTGGCAATCTTGTACGCCATGCGGTCGATGTTGTCTCCGCTCGGCATGTCGCCCTTGCGACCGAGCCTTCCGTGGTTGCCGAACTCACACACAATCTGGACTGTGTCAAAGTTTTGAGCGAGTGTCTTTACGGTTTGTTCAATAATTCGTACGACCTCGAACAACTGTTCGAACAGGTGGGCTTCAACTTCATAGGCTTGACCCGGGAAAATTCCAATACCCTCGACCATGTCCCCGCCAAGCATGACCACGCAGTCCCTAACTGGATGGTGTTGGCGCTGGATGTTCGTGAGTTCAATCACCTTGTTGGTCATCTGCTCGATGCGATCAGCCAACGTGGTCAGCCCGTAGGACACCGTCTTCTTTCCAGCCTGCCAGTCAGTCAGGTGCACCAGGGCTACCTCTGGCTTGCCCTTAGCCTTGCTTTGCTTGGGCTTCTCTATCTTGGCCGGAGGAGCCGCTCTCAGCGCGTCTGAGGCCGCTTGGTAGACGGCATTGACAATGTCCTCAGACTTGCGTTTCGCCTTCGCCTCGGCCTGCTGAGCGCGTCTCAGGGCAGATTTGAGTTCTGCTATGACGCTGTCTGCCTCAAGGTACTCGTTGAACTTGGTCACTTGTCTCCCCTTAGTCTCAGGATTGTCATTGTGGATGTGTGGATTCCCATTGCCGCAAGTGCCCGCTGTATTGCCGGTGCTGAAATCTTTGGGTTCTCAAGGGCGGAAAGGAAATCCTTGTATGACTCTTCGTCCAGTTCTTCCTGTAGCCTTTGGGAAAGGGGTACCTTCTTGGGTTCTTCTAGTACTTCTGTGAATCTGCTCATGTGCCCTCCTTATAGTGACCCGGGAGCCGAGAAAGGCGTAACAGACCCCCGGGTCAATTACAAGTATACATACGGTGCAAAACAGTTGCAAGCATTTATGACTGTGTGTATAGTGGTTGCACAACCTAGAAGCGCATGGCCGTACCACCCTTGCAAGTGGCGGGGCAAGAACACCAGGGAACTGGGGTAGGTCTCCCATGTCTGTGGGAGAGGCAAGTATCCGTGAGGACGTAGGTTAGGGAACTGGGCTGAGGCACCCCGGTGGGTGGACAGTTACTTCTTTTTCTTGTGGTCCTTCAGTATGTGTGTGTCAAGCCTGTCATCCAGCAGGTCGACCTTGTCCTCAACCTTGACCACGTTACGGTTGACCACACGGAGCATGTCCATGACCGTCATGTGATCCTCACGGTTTTCCTTCCGGAACCTATTCACATACGCAATAAGAAGTCCAAAGGAACCAGTAACCACAGAGGCTAGGACGATGCCCCAAGCCTGGCTCATGCCGGACTGTCCATTTTTTGGAATACTTTTCTTATCTCCGCTGGCGACCTCTTTCCATCGACCTCGATGTGGAACCAGTCTCCGGTGCCACCAAACTGCACGGTTGGCTTTTGATACACCAGCCATACACCACGGTCGCACCTCCACGTTCGTCCATGCTCTCCGTATTGATAATCGATGCACATTTCCAAGCCGAGTTCATCAGCGTTTTGCACGATGAAGTTCATTGCCTTGACCGCCTGACGCCTGCCTCCCTTGGGTACACCCTTGGTCTTCATGTACCTGTATGAAACATCTGCCGCTCGTCCGGTTGCATGAACGGACAACTGCTTCTTTGAGCGCATGTCTCTCACCGCCCAGATGCCGTTGTTCCAGAGCGCAGGGAAGTAGCGCTCGAGTTGATTTACTAGTGCAACAGTTTGCTTGTTGGGTCCGTTGGCAACCCCATCCTTATTGCCCGTATACGGGCGTCGCATTAGTCTGCTCCGCGACCGAAGCGCTTATCGTGTGGATCAAGCCACGTGTAAATAAGTGGGAGAACTGCGATTACTCCAGCATTAATCAGGTCAAGAGGATCTCTTGTTCCGGACATGTAGAGCGCAATTGCTGAAGCAAGGAATACCTTTGCCCAGGACTTGACCATCTCTTTTGATTCGTGGCTCATGCTACGAATTTAGCAGATCAAACTTCGACGGCTAGCCACGCCATGTCGTCCTCTGACCAGTAGTAATCACCCTCAGGTCGAGGAACAGGTGCCTGCCAGTCATGGTTCTCATCCAATGTCCATGACGGGAACGGTTGCGGGGCGACGAACACGTCGGCGTCAGCGTCGTATGTAAAACCGATACCAGCGTACTGTTTACGAATGTTGTGGTTGTACGAGGTTTGCACCCAGCGTCCACCCAACAAGTTCTCGCAGAATGCAACTCCTACGGCTTCTGATTCGTTGCCGTCTGCGTCCTTGCAGTCGTCATTGCCGACGACAATTACTCTCAGGACTGTTTTGTTGTTGTCTAGTTCAGCGAAATGTGCCATAAGTATTCTCCTAAGATACCGTAACCGTTACGGAACCAGTGCTAGTAAACGAATGAATCGTGTAATCGCCAGATGTCGTTACCGTTCCGCCACTAATCTGAAGACCCGGGTTTTCTTTGGTGACATAGCGGAAAATCACAACGCCCGAACCACCATTACCACCAGCCAAACCACTAAGACCACCACCACCAGAACCACCAGTACCAGTATTCGCTCCGCCATCAACCTTGGAACCACCATTTGATGTTCCGCCGACACCACCAACCGCACGAGTTACCGAAGAACCAGTAATAGAACTCGCTACACCAGAACCACCCGCCGCACCCGTACTACTAGACGGTATAGAACCAGCACCACCAGCACCTCCACCGCCAGAACCACCCGTGTTTGTTCCGTGTGACTCACCGCCGTCATAACCCTGACCTGATACACCAGTTCCTTTTGTACCTGTGGTTGCACCAGCACCACCACCAGAACCACCAGAACCAGCAGACTTGGCACCAGCAGAAGTTTGCTGACCACCAAAGCCGCCGCCTTCGGATGTAAAACCCAGAAAAGATGAATCGCTACCTTTTACGCCATCGTTATTAGCGTACGCCCCCCCACCACCACCAGCACCCACAACAACCGTGTAAGAACCAGCAATAATTGACTGCTTTCCTTCAGCGGAAGCACCACCGCCAGAGTTCTCGCCCTGAACAGATGATCTGTAGCCCCCAGCACCTCCGCCACCACCAGACCAACTGAGGGCGTTGCTACCCGAAGTTCCACCACCGCCTCCAGCAACAATCAAGTACTCGATGTTCACTGAACGATTAGCAGGATTGAAATTCTTCGTGTACTGCCCAACCCGTGTGCGACCGCCCCTAGACATCAGGCCACCGTCACAGTAGTTGAACCAGTCGAAGTGAACGAATGAATCGTGTAATCACCAGAAGTCGTCACAGTGCCACCAGACACGCTGATTCCAGCCGAGGCTGCGTCAGCGGTACGGTAACGGAAAATCACGACACCAGACTGACCCGAACCGCCAGCACCAGAACCAACAGAACCTCCGCCACCACCACCAGAACCAGTGTTTGCCGTAGATGCGCTTGAACCCGCACCGCTAGCGGCACCCGCACCAGCCCCAGCGCCACCCCCAGGTTGATTTGAAGCGTAGCCACCTCCACCACCGCCACCAGCCCTAGCCACAGAAGAACCAGTAATAGACGAAGAAGCAGATGTTCCACCACCACCCTGACCTCCTGCACCTCCAGCACCGCCTCCACCGCCAGCGTTGTTCCCACCACCACCCCCGTTGTTGCCGCCGTCATACCCCTGACCAGTGGTTCCTGCGCCACCATTAGCGTTGCCAGCAGCACCACCTCCTGCACCACCAGCAGAACCATTAGCGCTGTTTGTCCCGCCTTTGCCACCACCAGTTGAAGTCAAACCAAACGCAGAAGAATCATTCCCATTCGTGTTATTTCCGCCACCACCACCAACTACAACGGTATAAGAACCAGTTGAAATAGATTGTTTACTTTCAGCAGATGCTCCTCGGCCAGATGTTTCACCAACAACAGAAAGTCGATACCCGCCAGCACCACCGCCACCGCCAGAAGCAACGCCAGAAACACCAGAGCCGCCGCCGCCGCCGCCAGCGACAATCAGATACTCAATGTCAATAGACGGGTTCATCCAATTCTTTGAATACTGAGAAACCCTAGAGCGCTGATCCCAACGCAACGTCATACGACGAACCTACGCTTCGATACGGTTCACATACCCGTGAATTGTGATGACATCCGCTGTAGCAGCAAACGCCTTCACAACCAGAGCAGTAGAAGCATTCCCCTTGATAAGCAAACCCGGAGCAATCAACACCAAACCAGACTCAGCAGCCACCGTCACCTCAATCAGGTCATCAGGCGCAGAAGTCCCACCCCACTCCACCGTCAACTTACGGGCAGTCGTATCCGAGTTCATCGCATACAACCAAATCTCATCGTAAGTCGTGGCCGTAGCCGAACCAGTATGAAGAGTTGTACCTGGCGTAGCCGTCGCAGCAACCTTGATCGGACGACCATCCGTCGAACCACTCAACGTCAATTTGCTATAAGTTGCCACTGATACTCCTAACTAAAAACCTGAACCTGAAGAACATCGGCACCCGCAGCTGCCGCGACCCACTTTACACCACTCGTTTCCGTAGAATCAGCAGTCAGCACAAACCCGTCCGTACCAACCCCGAGACGAGCCAAAGTGTCAGCCGCAGTAGCAACAAGAATGTCACCCTTCGTTGTCACCTTGTCCTCAACAGGATTCAACGCCCACTTGATGCCGTTCGTTGCAGCCGAATCAACCTGCAACACGTGACCCGCCGTGCCACCAACAGCCAAACGGTTTAGGTCTGAACCATCAGTCGTTAGCAAGTCGCCTTTAGTCGTCATTTTGGACGCGACTAGGTTTGCTTCATTAGCCTCGGTTGCAGTGAAAACCGGGTAGATTGTCGACCCGGACGCATGAGTCTGCGCAGTCGTACCATCCTGCGCCCGAGTCAACGTCAGCGTCGAACCACTGATCGTTGCACTGCACTTTTCCTCAGCCGAAGTCCCAGGGCTAATAACAACAAAGAACGGGACACCAGCGCCAGACGGCCAGCCAGTAGTACCAGCAATCGTTACCGAGGTATCAGCCAGCGCGAGGGCGTTCGTTGTCGTAGTCGAAGCCGCAGCGCCCGCATACTGTTTCCTGACAGGTAAAGCCATAGCCTGAACTACCTTACACTACGCATAATCACGATACACGTCCCGTCCCAATCCCACGGATTGTGAGCATTGTAAGCATGAATCGGTCGCCAACGCACATCCTCAACCACCACCGAAAAGGTGCGGTCCCCTTCCTGATAGGCGACAACCCTCGGGTTATCCACCAGATCGCGCAACCGATCCAGCTCATCGTCAACATTCACGAAATAGTCCTTGCCGTTGGACGGCGTAATCACATGATGCAGAAGTACGGGTACCGAGAAAATTTGGGAACGCAACGGAGCCGCGTACGCTCGACCCAACCAGCGGGTCACCACAGGCCCAACAGCAGAGTTCAACGCCGAGCGTGTCAAAGTCAACCGAGCCTCAGCCTCAAACACTTTCGTCTCAAACCCATCAAACGTGGCTTCCAAAGAGTTCTGTGAAGCCATTGTGCCGACACTATTGAACGACCCGCTGTCGGAACGCACAGCCAAATTCACCGTCCCGTTCAACGGCTCGGTACGCAAATCCCATTTCGGCACAAACTTTGCATCCGGCACACCCCACCTGTAAATACCGGTTTCTATCGTTCCCGAAGACACAAGATCAGTTGAATGCTGTTTGTATGCCCCCAAACCAGACACAGTAAAAATCGGTACATTGCCAAACTCGTGAATGTCAAGCACAGTTCCCTGTCCAGTCACCATCAAATCTGATGCATAAGCAGGCTGATTCACCGCAACCTGATCCGCAATGCTCAATCGACCGATACCAGTTGATGTTGAATCGTAGTTGCTCCAACCAAAATAAACATACGGACCAATACCAGCAAAACATGTGGTTGCTGTCCCCGTGCGAACAAGCGGACCAATAATTAGGTTTCCGTTTTCATCAGATGAACAGAACCGAAACCCTGTCTCCAAGCCAATCAAGATGTACCCGAGATAGCCGTCAATAGTCGTAACCAGTTCGCCAAGCGGCAATTCGCCAGCCACAGTCGGAATCTCCAAAGCCGTACCATCAGCCTGAATCGTTGTCTTGTAGATGATTGACTTGTTACCCGCCACACCAGCCGCGTAGATGTGGTTC